AAAATAAATAATTAATAGTAATAAACTTGAGTAAAAATCAACAGATAAAAAAATGAAACTAGTAGATCCATTAGCACAATCTTTTTATGTAGAGCCAAAGAGTGGAATATTTGTAACTTCTGTTGATCTTTATTTTTTCTCCAAAGATCCGGAACTTCCAGTAACGGTTCAATTGAGACCAATGAATTTGGGGTTTCCATCGAATAAAGTATATCCATTTAGTGAGATTGTAGTAGATCCTAAAGATGTAAATGTATCCGACGATGGATCAGTGGCCACGCGAGTAACATTCAAGTCACCGATTTATCTATCTGGATCAGAATTTCATTGTATATGTTTGTTATCAAACTCAAGTGAGTATCTAGTCTGGTTATCTAGATTGGGAGAGATTGATACCGAGTCACAAACTCAACTAGAATCTAAACAAATTGTAGTAACAAAACAACCTCTTTCTGGTTCTATTTTTAAATCACAAAATGGAATAACTTGGAATCCAAGTGATTTTGACGATTTAAAGTTCAAACTTTATAGAGCTAGTTTTGGTGTAATTGGAGATGTAAATTTTTACAATCCAGATTTATCTACAGGAAATGGAGAAGTAGCAAGATTAGTAAAAAGACCACTATTTTTAAATTCGAGGAAAGTTAAAGTTGGATTGGGGACAACTTTATCGACAAGTGATCTACCAACACTAGGAAATACAATTGTCCAAAGAAATTCTAGTGTAACTGCTAATTATGTTGGATATGCAGGATCTTGCAGTGGAAATTTAACAATTGTAAATGCTGGAATTGGATATACACCGTCTTCGGGAAATAGAACTTTTGCTGGAGTAGCTTTAACTAGTGTGACTGGTACCGGCAAAAATGCGACAGCAAATATTCATATATCTAATGGTGTTGCTGTTGCTGCAACAATTCAATCTGGCGGAACAGGATATATTGTTGGTGATATCCTAACCGCAAATCAAATTGGAAATGATACATTAGGAAGAAATATTAGATTATCGGTAAGTTCTCTATCAGGAATTAATGAACTTATCGTAGACCAGGTTCAAGGAGAATTTTTGACTGGTGTAGGAAATACTTTGCAGTATGTAAATAATTCTGGAATAACTACGGATCTAAAGGCAACGGGATCTAACGTTCTTGCAAGTACAATCGAACTTCAAAGTGATGGTTTACATATTAAAGTAAATCACAAAAATCATGGAATGCACTCACCTACAAATACTGTTTCGATTTCAAATGTTTTGCCAGATACAATTCCGTCAAAATTAATGGCAAATTATGATCTATCTTCAACTGCAGATATCTTAGTCGAAGATGAATCAGTATTTGGTACATTTGAAAATGTTGGAGTTGGAACATCCAATTTAGGATACGCAAGAATTGGAGATGAAATTATTTCATACTCAGGAACTTCTACTGGCGCTTTAACTGGAATAACAAGATCCGTTGACCAAACCGTTGCGTCTTCTTATACAACAGGAACTCAAATATACAAATATGAACTTGGATCAGTTTCATTGAGGAGGATTAATAAAGATCATAGTCTTGGCGACTCTACTGTTAGTGAATCTATAGGACTTGATCATTATCATATAAAAATAGATACTAGTTCTAATGGCATTGATAGATCTACAGGAGCAAGTTTTCCTAAGTTATATTTGAATGAAACAAAATCTGCAGGTGGATCTAGAGTTAATGCATCACAAAATATACAATATGAAATTATTAGACCAAATATCGAAACATTAACTCTTAATGGAACTAAAATAAATGCTTCAATAAGAACTGTTAGTGGAACAAGTGTAAGCGGAAATGAAGAGTCTTTCTCAGATCAGGGTTTTGAAGAAATTAATTTAAATGCGAACAATTATTTAAATTCGCCAAGATTAATATGCTCTAAAGTAAATGAAAATAGTAAACTGTCTACACTGCCAGGCAAAAAATCATTTACTTTAAATATGAGACTATTGACAGCAAATACTTATATTTCTCCAGTTATAGATCTTCATAGATCTGGTATGATTTTAACGTCTAATAGAATTAATAATGTCATTGAAGATTATGTAGAAGATGAGAGAGTGTCTACTCTTAAAGATGATCCAACCGCATTTGTATATGCAACGAAACCAATTTCACTAGAAACTCCAGCAACTTCCATTAAATTATATGTAAATGCATATGTAAATGTGGATAGTGATATAAGGGCTTTATTTGCAATTGCTAACGATCCAAAAGAAGAACTGATTTATTATCCATTCCCAGGATATGACAATCTATCAATAGTCGGAGAAACTTCAATTTCTCCAAGTCCAGAAACTATCAAAAAAGTTGTCGATACATCAAAAAATAGTGGAAGACCGGACAGAAAAAGACCAAAAAGCACTAAAAGAGGATTTTTTGCCAATCAACTTGAATTTATTGAGCATGAATTTACTATAGACCAATTACCGGCATTTAGATATTTTAGTGTTAAGTTAATAGGAACTTCAACAAATCAAACATACCCTCCAAGATTTAGACAATTAAGAGTTATTGCACTTGCCTAATTATGACGCACATAAAAGTAAAAGAAAATGCAAGTTATGTGAGAGATGAAAATAGTGGCGCTATTCTAAATACAAATATTTCCGAATATCATACTTATTTGCAACAAAAAGCATTAAAAGAGTTAGAATCACAAAAAATAAAAAATCTTGAGGAGGATGTCAATTCTATAAAAACAGATCTTGAAGAAATTAAAGGTTTATTAAGGAGATTTTTAAATGGATCCTAGTACAATTGAATTAGAAAATATTACCAAGTTGTTTGAATATGAGAAAATGTGTAGAGAGATAGATAGTATAGAGGATATTGAAAAAGTAAAATTAATGCTTAAGTGCTATTTAAAATTATATCTAAAACAACAAGAGGTCGTTTGTAACTTATAGAAAATGGCACAACCAACCAGCAGACAAGAATTAATTGATTATTGCAAGAGAAAACTAGGTTATCCTGTTTTGGAAATTAACGTTGCGGATGAACAAATTGAAGACCTAGTAGATGATGCGATACAGTTTTTCCAAGAAAGACATTTTGACGGCGTTTATCCTACGTTTTTTAAATATAAAGTCAATCAAAATGATATTGATCGAGGAAGAGCAAAAGTTGGTGGTGTTGGAGTTGCAAGTACAAGTGCAACAACAAATATAGTTGGTACTGCAACGACATTTACTTATTATGAAAATAGCAATTATTTACAAATTCCTCCGTCTGTAATAGGTGTCAATAAAATTTTCCATTTTGACGGTGCCAACACTATAACCCACAATATGTTTAGTGTTAAATATCAATTATTTTTAAATGATATTTATTATTGGGGAACAACAGAACTTTTGAGTTATGCAATGGTCAAAACTTATCTTGAAGATTTGAATTGGTTATTGACAACTCAAAAACAGATAAGATTTAATAAAAGACAAGACAGATTATATTTGGATATAGATTGGTCAAGTGTTAGTCCAGATACATTTTTTGTTATTGATTGTTACACCACACTAGATCCTAACGATTATAGTAGGGTTTGGAATGATTCTTTCCTCAAACCATATTTGACTTCATTAATTAAAAAGCAGTGGGGGCAGAATTTGATTAAGTTCCAAGGTGTTAAATTGCCAGGTGGAGTAGAATTGAATGGTAGGCAGATATATGACGACGCTCAGAGAGAGATTGATGTTCTAATGGATAAAATGTCAAGTACATACGAATTACCTCCTTTAGATATGGTAGGTTAATGTTATATGTTAAATCCATTTTTTCTTCAAGGTTCGGCAAGTGAGCAAGGTCTAATACAAGATCTCATAAATGAGCAACTAAGAATGTATGGTGTGGAAATATACTATGTTCCCAGAAAATATATAACAAAAAAATCAATCATAAAGGAATTAATAGAATCAGAATTTACTAGTGCATATCCTTTGGAAGCTTATGTAAATACATATGACGGATATGGTGGACCAGGAACTTTATTGTCAAAATTTGGTGTCCAGCCAATTAATGAATTATCCCTCGTAATTTCAAAGGAAAGATTCGAATCTTACATTACACCATTAATTAATGGTCAACCAAATATTGAACTTTCAACAAGACCTAAAGAAGGTGATTTAGTTTATTTTCCTTTAGGTGATAGATTATTTGAAATAAAATTTGTAGAGCATGAAAAGCCATTCTACCAATTACAAAAAAATTATGTCTATGAATTAACTTGTGAACTGTTTATATACGAAGACGAAATTATCGATACTGGCATAGAAGAATTAGATAATAATATTGTCGAATATGGACAGATTCAAACTTTATCTTTGGTTGGTGTAGGATCAACTCCTGTGGCAACTGCACATATTGTTAATGGAGGACTAAGATCCATAACTGTGACTAATAGGGGAGAAGGTTATACAAGTGTTCCAATT